ATCCTATGCCTAAACCAATGATGGCAGGTAATGAACTTGAGGGAGAGGAAATCTCTGAAGATGAGGCTCCTGCAACTGATGAAGTTGTAGCAGAGGAGGAAACTACTACAGACGAAGTAGTTGCTGAAGAGGAAACAACTGAGGAAGAAGTTGTTGCTGAAGAAGAGGATTACAAAGTTGACGTTGAGCAAGACGTTCAAGCACTCTTTGAAGGTGAAGAACTTTCTGAGGAGTTCCAAACAAAGGCAAGAACAATTTTTGAAGCTGCAATTAAAGAAAAAGTTTCAGAAATTAAAGAGAATTTGCAGACCGCTTATGAGCAAGCACTCGTTGAAGAGGTGGATGGCGTAAGAAATGAGTTAACAGAAAGAGTTGACGCATATCTTGAGTACGTTGCCGACGAGTGGATTCAAGAAAATGCTCTACAAGTAGAAACAGGTCTCAAAACAGAAATGACTGAATCCTTCCTAGAAGGCATGAAGTCGTTATTTGAAGAACATTATGTAACAGTCCCTGAAGACAAATATGATGTGCTTGAAAGCATGGTAGATAAACTTGATGAAATGGAGAGTAAACTCAACGAGCAAATAGAAAGAAACGTTGCTCTAAATCAAAGACTAGCAGAATCAACTTCTGATGTCATCTTAGCAGATGTAAGTGAAGGTCTTGCACTTTCTCAGAAGGAAAAACTCGCTTCTCTTGCCTCAAATGTTGAGTTTGAAAGTGAAACAGACTATCGTGAGAAACTAGAAAAGTTGAAGGAATCTTATTTCCCATCTAAAACTAGTGCTCCAAGTGCTCACTCAGAAACCATATCTGAGGGAACTGCAGTGGATAGTCCACGCCAAGTTTCTTCCGCAATGGAAGCTTATATGCAGACTCTGAGTAGAGTTGCTAAAAAGTGATTTTTAAATTATAAAAGTTCAAACAAATTACTTAAAAGGTAAATCCAAATGCAAATGCCTAGCAATGAGGTTTTGCAGGAGAAGTGGTCTCCCCTTCTAAACTATGACGGTCTAGACCCAATCAAAGATGCACACCGTAAGGCGGTTACTGCACAACTCCTAGAAAACCAAGAAATTGCACTTCGTGAAGAAAAAGAATTCTTACATGAAGCTGCTCCAACTAACTCAGTTGGAAACGGAGGTTTCACCTCTTCAGGTGGTCAAACAGTAGCAGGTTTCGATCCTGTATTGATCTCCTTAATCCGTCGTGCTATGCCTAACTTGGTCGCTTATGACCTAGCAGGTGTACAACCAATGACTGGACCTACTGGACTCATCTTCGCAATGAGATCTAGATTCTCCACTCAGGACGGAACAGAAGCATTATTCAACGAGCCAGATACATCATTCTCCTCACAGAATAACAGCAGTAACCTAACAAACGGATTCTCAGGTGGATCAGTTGGTTTCGGTACAACTGGTGGTACTGGTTTAACAGATGCTTCAAACCCAGCTGCTCTTAACCCACAGGGTTCTCAGACTGCAGTTACCTATCCAACTGGACAAGGTATGCGTACTGATGACGCTGAGAAGATGGGCGATGCTACTTCTAATGCTTTCAACGAGATGGCATTCAGCATCGAGAAAGTTACTGTGACTGCGAAGTCCAGAGCTCTCAAAGCTGAGTACTCATTAGAACTAGCTCAAGATCTTAAAGCAATCCACGGATTGAATGCTGAAGCAGAACTTGCAAACATTCTTTCAACAGAGATTCTTGCAGAGATCAACAGAGAAGTTATCAGAACAATCTATAAGGTTGCTGAGTCTGGTGCACAGACAAACGTTGCAACAGCAGGTGCTTTCGACCTAGACACAGATTCCAACGGAAGATGGTCAGTTGAGAAGTTCAAAGGTTTGATCTTCCAAATCGAAAGAGATGCTAACGCAATCGCACAAAGAACTCGTCGTGGAAAGGGTAACATGATCCTATGTTCCGCAGACGTTGCTTCAGCATTAACAATGGCTGGTGTATTAGATTACACTCCTGCACTTAATGCAAACTTAAACGTAGATGATACAGGAAATACATTTGCTGGTGTTCTTGCTGGTAAGTTCCGTGTATACATTGATCCATTTGCTGCTAACTTAGCTGCTGATCAGTACTACGTTGCAGGTTACAAGGGTACATCTCCTTACGACGCTGGACTGTTCTACTGCCCATACGTTCCTCTACAGATGGTTCGTGCAGTTGGTCAGGACACATTCCAACCAAAAATCGGGTTTAAGACTCGTTACGGTATCGTTGCAAACCCATTTGCAGAAGGTACAACAGTTGGAGCAGGTGCACTTACATCTAATGCTAACCGCTACTACAGAAGAGTTAAGGTTCAGAACCTTATGTAATTCATATTACATATCTTTCGAGAGACCCCAAAAGGGTCTCTTTTTTTATGTTAAGATCTCCTAACAATAAATATGTTACAGGAGGTAAAGACAATGTTACATTTATTAGGAAAAGGACAAGCACCAGAATGGAATGAAGACAAGCATGATGTGGAGGAGGTCTTTGCTCTTCTGTGTTATCGTGGAATACACTACGCAAAATGGGTATGTATTGATGTTATCATGGAAGGTAATTCTTGGTTTGTAAATAATCCTAGAAAGGGGGAGTGATCCTCCTTTTTTTTGTCTAAATAGAAATAAAACTAGTCCAATGAAACGTTCACCTAGAGAAATTAAAGAGGCGAAAAAGGCATATGATAAGGTTGTAGATCATTTGATTACAGAAGATTATGCTAAAACAAAAGAAGATGCTGATCAAATTATTAGTGGAATGAGTGAAGACTGGTATTACATGATTCTACAGAGTTAATGGCGACCAATCCATATACTAATCAAATACAGAATAGAAATTTTCTATCACCGATAGGATTTAAATTTGCTTTGGGAAAAACACCCAAAGTTGATTTTTTCTGTACAAACACAAGAATACCTGAGTTATCACTAGGGTTAACAAAACAACCATCATATCTAAAAGATTTAGATATACCTGGTGAGAAACTTACTTTTGGAGATTTAACACTTAGATTTCTTGTAGATGAGAATATGGAAAATTATATGGCGATTCATAACTGGTTAACAGGACTAGGTTTTCCAGAGAGCACTCAAGACTATGCAGATTTAGTAAAACCTGTTACTGCTGAACCTAGAGAGGATCTTAATCAGTTCAGCGATGGTAAGTTACACTTATTAAATAGCAATTTTAGAACACAAACAATAGTTCATTTTAGAGATTTATTTCCAATATCATTGACTTCTTTGGATTTTGATGTTACACTAGATGATATACAGTATTTTACTGCAGAGGTTACATTTAAATACGCAGTTTACTTTATTACAGGTAAGGATGGTAGAACTCGTCTATGAATCTTGAAAAAATTCAGGAAATGTGGCAGAATGATTCTGTTATAGATCCTGATAATTTACATGATGAATCATTAAAAATACCTCAACTACACTCAAAATATTATACAGTTTATAATACTATTGTGTTGTTGAGGGAAAAGGCATTGGATCAATATAAAAGAATAAAGTTAGAGAGATATAATTACTACACAGGCAAAGCACCAGCAGAGGTATACGCTGCTGAACCTTTTGCATATAAAGTTAGAGAAAAGGATGCTATACAAAGACATCTTGAGGCAGATGAAAAGTTAAGTCAAATAGATATGAAGATTAAGTATTATGATACTATGCTTAAGTTTTTAGAAGAGATTATAAAGGTAATATCAAATAGAACATTTCAAATCAAGAACGCAATAGAGTGGAATAAATTTCAAGCAGGCTTTAATTGATAAATAGAATTGGAATGTTCTACATGAATGGAAAAACAGGTATCAGAAGGTTCACTTCATAAGTGGTTCAAAGGATCCAAATCTAAAGATGGTAAAGGTGGATGGGTCAACGTGGTTACAGGTGGAACCTGTGCTAGTGATGAACCAGGTGAAGGAACTCCAAAATGTGTATCTTCTTCAAAGAGAGCAAGTATGACTAAGGCAGAAAGACTCTCTGCTGCAAGAAGAAAAAAGAAAGCTGATCCTGGTCAGCAGCAGAAAACTGGTGCTGCAAAACCAACTTACGTATCTACTGACAAAAAGAAAAAGAAAATGAAAGAATCTTATTCGAGATCACTCTCACCGTTAAGTGAAAAGGCACAAAAATGTTGGAAGGGTTATGAGAAAAAAGGCACCAAAAAGATGTTTGGTAAGACCTATAACAACTGTGTAAAGAAAGAAGAAGTAGAAATAGTTGATGAAGCAATGTCTTCATATGATAGAAATAGAAAGGCAGCAGCAAAGAGAGCAGCACAGAGAAATGCTGAGAGAAGAGCAGGTACAAGAGGTGGTAGAATGGAAAGAGAAACATATAGAAGTGAAGGTGGTGTGGAAATGCATCATAAGGGTTATAGAGCGGAAGAAGTAATTCTTGAAAGACAAAAAACAAATCAAGGTGAAAGACAATCAGAAGAGCAACATCAATCTACCTACGGTAAAGCAACAGTAAGAAATAAAAGAAAGTTTGGTTTCTCAGGTGGTAATGCAATAAATGCACCTAAAGAAACAAGTAGAGGAACTCTTATTGATAAGAGAAGAGAAGAGCATAAAGCAAAACGTGGTGTAAAGACTAAGGGTGTGAAAGAGGCATATTCCACAAACCCTGCACAACAGGCAGCGATTGCTATTGCTAAAAAGAAAAAGAAAGAAGATGATATGGTTGCTAAGAAAAAGAAACAGAAGATGTATGCTGGTTATGAACCAGAAGGTGAATTGGTTGATGAAAATATTCTTAAAGATGCAGGAAAGAAAGTATTGAAATTTCTTAATAAACCTATCATAACACCAACAGTAACTCAA